AGCCGTGCATCGGAAACCGTGCCCGAACCGAGATCCGAGGCCGATCCGGAGGACGCCACTGCCGCAAGGCCGAGCGTGGTCTTCACGGCGGCGGCGCTGGTGTCGTCGAGGATCGTTCGCGCAAAGGGCGTCAGCGCCGTGGTCGCATAGACATCCGATGCCGTCGTATAGATGGTCCTGTCTGCGGCGGTCGTCAGCCCCGAGATCGACTGCAAACCGGCGTCGTAGGCCTGCACGTCCGCTCCGATCGCCACCCCGAGCGTCGTCCGGGCGGTAGCCGCATCCGCGTCGTCCAGGATCGCTTTGGCGAAAGTGGACACGCCCAAGGTCGTCAGCGCCGCCGAGGCGTCTGCGTCGTCGAGGATCGTGCGCGCGAACGGCGTCAGCGCCGTCGTCGCATAGGCATCGGCTGCCGTCGTGTAGATCATCCTGTCGGCGGCAGTCGCCAGCGCGGCAATCGATTGCAGGCCGGCGTCGTAGGCCTGCACGTTCTTCCCGATTTCCAGGCCTAGATTCTTGCGCGCATCGGTGGCGTTGGTGGCCGCCGTACCACCTGCCGTGACCGGTCGCGCCGCATTGGCGTCGTCGGCCAGGTCGTCAACAAGCGCATTATACGGTACGGATTGTATCGTGGTGTTGGAAACACTTTTTGTCCCCGCAGGCGGGGCGTAGACTCCACCAGTTCTCGGCAATGTCGCCTCCATGGAAAAGGCGGCTCCGGAGAACCGCCTTATTGAAGAATTTGGCAGAAGGCACCCCATGAAACGGATGTCTTCACCGGATTTGGTTCGCCTGACTAATGACGCCCGGCGCGCCGCGTGCCTGCGACAATGGCGAATTTGCAGTCGTGCTCGGGTGCATAACCGCCATCGCTTCGGCAACCGCGTTTGCGTGATATCGGACGACCTCTGCCGGCATGGCTACCACAAGCAATTGATCGATGCTGACGGACTGATCAGATACTTGCGGTGCGCTGGCGATCATCGGCGTAGGCCGATAGTCTTGAGGACATTCCGGCGAGGCGCCATCATGAGGCAGCCTCCCCTTGATTCATGCTTCGCTTTCCTGATGGGATGCGCGACCGCTTGAAAGAAGAGGCCCTCAAAAACGCGCGCAGCTTGGATCATTCACCGTTTGGCGATGACGTTAGAGGCCGACGCGCTCGACGAGGTTCACATGCCACAGCAAGGCGCTCCTCATACACCAGACGAGTTCTACGCCATGATTAAACGCGTCATCGAACGCAGCGTTCGAAAAATTCGTAAAGAGGACTCTTCCTAGTGACAGTTGCGCCATCGGCGTATTTTTGTCTTGCATCTGATACGCCATTGGCGTAAATCATATTCATTGAAGATCGTTCGCACCAAACGTTACCTGAAAGACCTCAAACGCAGTGGTGCGACGAGTGCAGAGGCGGATGCCATTGACCGGACGATCGCCAGCAACCCGACCGCAGGTGACGTGGTCCAAGGGTTGAGCGGCATCCGCAAAATACGTTTTGGTCTCCACAACCGCGGCAAGCGGGGCGGCGGTCGGGCTATCTACTTCATGATGCTGGCGGATGATGCCGCTTTGATGCTGACTGCGTACGCCAAGAATGAGAAAGCTGACTTGTCTTCAGAAGATCGCAAGGCCCTGCTCGCCTTGATTAAGGAGTTGAACGATGACTGAGCGCACCGATCTCGGCAAGGCCCTGGAAGAGGGCCTTCGTGAAGCTCTGGCATGGAAGCGCGGTGAAGTCCCGCTCGAGGTCCGTAACGTCGACCCCATGCCCATTGAACGTATCCGCGCCATTCGCAAGCGTGTTGCGAAATCTGCGAAGGAATTCGAGCGCCGCTTCGGCATACCCGCCGCGACGATCAACAATTGGGAACAAGGCCGACGCAAACCCGATCCGGCCGGCCGTCTCCTCCTTCAGACGATAGAAGCCGCTCCAGACCTTGTTGAAAAGATCGCGGCCCAAAACAGCGCGGCGGCCTGAGGAGGAGAGATGAAAATTCTCCTGAGCTCGAATCCGCTGTTGATGCCTTTGCCGAAGAACAAGAGATTTACCGCGACGAGGTGTTTATCGTGATCCTCCGCGACTGGCTGATAGACCACGGCTATCTGCCTCTGCATGACGACGACGACTAAAACAACGAACCGGCGATTCATTCCCTCAACCGGGTTGAGGGAAAATTATGGTGGAAACCGGTTCAGGCGGCCGTCTTCTGGGCCATCATGTCGCTTCGATCGAATTCGAATGGAAGCTGACAGCCTCGCCGTCGGAGTCCTTGGCGGTATGGCGGCTTGGTACGCTACCGACTGGCAAACGCGCTCGGCTCCTCGGCCTATCAGAGCCTCAAACGGCAGCCGTCCGTGGGTCTACTAGGCGCTTGGGCGAGAAGTCGGTTTGCTAAAAGAGCCTGAACGGGAGAAGTCATAAGCGCCCTTGCTGCTGCATAAGGTGCAGCAGTGCCCAGAATAGATCCAATAATCGCAGCACATGCGCCGCCTCCGGCAGCGCCGGCGCCCGCTCCAAGCACCCGAGGCCGCCACCGGTCGTGGGAGCATTCACCCGCGGGGCTGCCCCACTCTGAGGTAGTGGGTTAAGAAGAGCCCGGATCGGGCAAGTTCGTCAAAGTCGCCTTCCCTGTCACATAGTTCCGGCGGCCCTGCGTCGTCACGGTCGCCTGCCGAAGACGCGCGGGAGAGATCAGCCCGAGGGCCCCGACTTCCCCGGCACCTATCGCAGCACTCTCAAGCAACAAGAAATTGCGGTATTGCTGGCAAACCTGTTGGCATGCTGGCAGGACATCGGACGCCATAGACCGCGATACGGCGTCATCAAGAAATTCCTGAAGAGCACGCAGGGCAAATTTCACGCTTGCTCGCGGGCGCTCTCCTGCTGCTGTACGTGCTGCTGGTAGAGCGCCTGCAGAACGGCGCGTTGCTCCGCGCTCAGGAACGGGTTGCCGAGGCCCTGAAGGAGTTCCATCTGATTGGGACCTTGCGGCGCCTGCGGCTGCTGCTGGCCCATCGCCTGTGCCCGTGCGACCTGCTCCGGCGAGGCCGGTGTGCCGCCCATGAGGGCTGGCATGATGCCGCCCTGGGCATTGACGAGCTGCCGGGAGCCTTGGAACTGCGCGGGGATGCCCTGTGGTGCTTTCATGCCGAGAAATTGCGCCCGATACTCGGGCGTCTGCTCGAAGGCGACTCCTTCCGAAAGCGAGACTGACGGAGCGCTCGCCCCGCCAGTATTGACTTTGCCGGTAGCGGTCTGTGGCGGCATCCGGATCGACGGACCAAGGTTGATAACCTCCTGCGGGGTTTCCTTGCCCTGAAAATTGGGCAGGATGGCATTCGCCGTAGCCAGCCGCTCAGCAGCCTCGCCGCCGGGACGGTTCCAGCCGGCGAACTTCCAAGCCCGGTTGATGATCCTCTGCGCTTCCTCGACGCTCTTCGCATTGTTCAACGCCATGATGAGGTTCGGATCCTCACGCAGAAGGAATTCGGCCTGTGTCTGCGGAGATCCGTTGCCCTGCTCGCCTTTCGATGCCGCATAGGTTTGCAGGTTCGCCAGCCTCTCCCCGCGCCAGGACATGATGCCGCCAGCCGTTCCGGCCTGCCCGCTCTCGCTCGGATCGCTCCACGTCCGGTTTACGTTCCTCGGAGAGAAGCGGCTTTCCGCTTTTCCGGTCGCGGCCACAGCGGCAAGGCCAAATGGGTTGGTGATGGTGTTGTCAACCGTGTCCATGAAGCTGGTATAGATATCGTGCCCGCTCATGTTGACCGCAGGCGAACCGCTTGCCCCACCTCGCGCGAAGTCGATCGTTGACCCGACGCGCGGGTCATCGGGCCTGGAAGACACGCCAACACCCGCGCCGTTCCCTCCGTCCGGTGGAACCATGCCCGAAGCGCCGGCATTCGGCGCTTGACCGGTGATCCTGTTCACAATGCCTTGGAACACACCGTCGGCACCGGCCCTGCCGGTCCTTTCGGCCTTGTCGGCGCGCCGGTTCATGATGCCCGCGGCAATCCCCGAGCCGAGCGCATTGAGGCCCTCGCCGACATTCCGCGGAGCTCTCGATGCGCCCATGATCGCCATGGCGAGCTCACGCTTGCGCTTGATGGACTCCGGCGTCTCGCCCGTATTCCCACCGAAGATGAAGGATGGGGCCATTATTTCTTCCTTCCTGCATTGAAGAGCTTGCCGTAATCGACCTGGCGGAGCCCGTCGGGGCGGCGCGATACCGCGTCCGGCCGCATCTTCTCGACTTCCTGGGCCATCACGCCGATGTGCCGCTTCCCGTCGTCGTGCTGGCCCTTGTAGCGATACTCGTAAAGGCCGTGGCCCTTGAGTTCGCCGACCTTCTCGATTTCCTTCTTCGCCCGCTTGTCGGAGAGCGCGGCGAGTTGGCCTCCGAAGCCGAGCAGGCCGCCCAGCAGGCTTTGCGAGTTGGCGTTGTTCTGCTGCCATGCACTGAGCTGATTTTGATAGTTCTGGTTGACGAGGCCGGCATAGTCGACCGTCGGGACTTGCGCCCCCTGCGTCGGGACAAAATTCGGGCTGCCGACCTGGGCGCCGGACAGGAGCGCCGAGATCTCGTTGACCGGCTGGTTGCGCTGGGCATAGAGCTCGTTCAGATATTGCGCTCTCTCCTGGTTCTGCAGGTTGAACTTCGCCTGCTGGGCGTTGAAGCGCTGATCGGCAAGCGCATTGTTGCCGGCCGTGGCGGTGTTCTGGTTCTGGTATTGCTGCTGCAGCGCGCTGTTGCCGAACTCGGCACCCGCCAGCCCTTGGGTGAACTTCTGATTCTGGGCCGCATTATTGGCTTCGAGTTGCGCCTTGTTCTGGCCGAACGTCTGCTCCTGGGCGGCGTTCGTGAACTGCGCTTCCTGCAGGGCATTGTTGAACAGCTGCTGCTGGGCGGCATTCGCGAACTGGCCGGAAGCGAGGTTCTGGTTGAACTTCTGCTGCTGGCCGGCATTGTTGGCTTCTGTTTGCGCCTGGTTCTGGCCGAACGTCTGCCCCTGGGCAGCGTTGGCCATCTGCATGTCGTTCGCGTTCTGCGCATATTGCTGCGCCTGCGCGGAATTGTAGAACTGGGCCAGCCCGGTCATCTGGTCATAGGCCTGCTGCTGCGCGGAGTTCTGGAACATCGCCTGATTTTGCGCCAGCCCGGCAATGCGGGACTGTTCCTGCCCCGCGCTCAAGGTTGCCCCTATCCGCGCGTCGTTGGCTGCGCGGTTCGCCTCGTCGATCGCGCGGTTATAGGCCTCGGAACCCGGCTGCAGGCCCTGATTGCTGAGCTTCGTTTCGAGCGCCGCCCGGTCCCGCTCGAGTTGCGGGTTCAGCCGGTCGAGCAACGCCTGTTCGTATTTCGCCGTGTCGATATCGAAGGCATAGGACCTGGCGATGTCGCCTGCATTGCCAAGCGAGGTCTGGATCTGGCCGGCATTTGCAACCTGGTTCTGAATGGGACCGGCGCTCGCGATCGCGTTTTGCACATTGCCGGCGCCGGCCAGCCCCGTCTGCACGTTGCCGGTGTTTCCAAGGCCCGTCCGGATGGGACCGGCTCCGGCGATCGAGCTTTGCACATTGCCGTAATTGCCAAGGCCGGTCTGAAGCTGCGGGCCGCCGGTGAAGCTCTGGTACTGCGGCAGCCCGATTGCGCTCGCGCTTCCCCCCGCCGGCGCCTTGGAGATGTCGAGTTGACTGCCGAGCAGAGTGTTGAGCTTGCCCGATTGGGTGCTGGCAAGCGTCGCCATGTTCAGTTCGGCGGCGTCGGTCTGGTTCTTGATGGCCTGCTGCTCGGGCGAAAGCGTTTGCGTTGCCGTATAGGTCGGCAGGTCATACTCCTTGCCGTTCAGCGGATCCGTCCACTTGGTGCTGCCGGTCTGCGAATAGGTCAGGCTGCCGTCGGGCGTCACCTGGTTGACGTTGCCGAGCGTCTGGTTGGCAATGGCCGTGCCGATATTGGTCGCCGTCTGTGCCGAGGCCGTCTTGTTCGGATCCGGAGGGCTTGGAGCTTTTTGCTTCCCCATGGCGTCTACCTTCTGTTGACGGCGTGGTTGCGCCAGTCGTCATCTGTGAACGTGAAGATGATTTCCGCTTCCTCCCGGCCTCTCAGGCGCGGGACGCGGTAAGCCTTGAAGCCGAAGCGCTCGGCTATTTCGATCATCCCGGTGTTGCGCTCGGAAACCCTGAGAACGGCCATCTGGCAGCCGATCTGATCGAAGGGGTAACCGAACATCGCCTTGAGCATCGGGCGCGTCAGCCAGCGCCTGCTGGCCGAAGCGGACGAAAGCTCTATGACCCCGGCCTCGGGCGCGTAGTTGTGGAAGACGACGCCGGCGACGAGGTGCTCGCCCTCGATCATTCCCAGCGTCGTGAAATGCTCGAAACCTCGGTCGCAGCCCGGAATGCGGCTTGCGACGAACCGGGCTATGGCTTGATTGACGGCAGGGTTTGATGCCCCGCCCCAGATCAGGCTCAAGCGCTGGCCTCCCCGGCCGAGACTTGAACCGTGGCGAGATCGACCTCGATATCCAGCTTGAAATTGCCGCCCGAGGTGATCACGCAGCCGACCGCGATCATGTCGCCGGTCGCCCGCACATTCTGCCGGAAGTCGTAGCGCCGCACCTCGGAAACACCGTCCCAGATCGCCACATCCCACAGGCCGACGTCCCATTCGGACGAGGTGGCATCCCCCTCGGTCGCCGTGGCGAAGGTGGGTGTCGACCGGTCATGGTCGGCACGGGCAAACAGCCTTACCTTGGGGCTGGACTTGGCCCGAAAGTACATATGCGCCATCGTTGCCGTCGCCCGCTGCCCGAACTGGGCAGCCGGCGAGAATTGCGAAAGATAGGTCGCCGAGAAGGTCAGCCCGTCATCCGTGCCGCCGGCGTCGCCCTGCCAGGCATAGCCGTCGAGCCCCCCGAAGAAGAGCCCGCCCTGCAACGTCTCGTAGCAGAGCGCCTGCCAGTTGCTGATCGTCGACCAGCGGCCGGTGAGCACGTTCAGGACGAAGGTCGTATCCGCAACGACGCTGTTTTCCGGAAAGGCCACGAAGACGAGGTTCTGCTCGGGCCACTGCTTCAGCGTCCAGCCGGTTCCGGTCGCGTTCGCGGTCCGGCGCCAGTCATCCTCGATCGGGCGGGAGACGGAGACGAGCGAAAGCGCCTGCCGGTCGCGCTGGAAAACCTGCGACATCGGCGTGAGCCCGTCCGTCGTGGCAATGAGAATGTCGCCCCCTGCCCTGATCCAGGCGTTTTTGCCGAGCGGCTTGCCGATCTGATAGACGCCCTTCAGCGCGAAGTCGGATGCGCTCGACGGATCGGAGCCCGCATAGACCGCGATCTCGCCCTCGGTCGAGACGAAGACGCACATGTCGTTGAGGCCGTCGCCGCTCTCCAGCGACCAGGAGAAGCCGGTCAGCAGCGATCCGCCCTTCTTCATCACCCCGCCGAGGGGAAACACGGCCGCAGCGCCGCCCACCGCGTTGACCGGCAGATAATAGGCGTCGAGCGTGCCGTTCTTCAGGAAGAATTCCCGGTTCTTGAACAGCCAGCCGTAATTGAGCTGCGCCATCGTGGTGTCATCGGTGAAGGTGATGGCGGGCGCCGTGGTCCAGGTCGTGCCGTTATAAAGCTGCCGGTCGTTGGCACCGTTCAGGCAGACGAGCCACGACGTGCCGGCATTGGTATGCTGGAAGGCGCACCAGTCGCCGCCGCTCATGCCGGAAACATCCGCCGAGGTCGTGGTCGGCGGCGCGGCCGGCGAGGTCATGTTGTAGATCCCGCTCGCCGTCGCCATGAACAGCTTTTCGTTCGCGCCGTATTTGTATTTGAACGCGCTCCTGATGTCGCCGCCGTCCGCCGCCAGCGCCTTCCTCTGCGATCCGCCGCGGATCTTGCAGCCCATCAGCGTCGGGAAGAAGTTGCGCAGCACCGTTGCCGACCCCGGCTGCTGCGAGGCCATGTCGGCGGTCGTCACCAGCCCTCCTTTCGGCGCCGGGAAGGTCACCGGCTGCGATGTCTGCTGCCGGCCGATGGAGACGGACCCGCGGTTGGATCGGCCGATGCGGCCTGCTCTCGGCTGAATCCTCATTGCGCCCCTCGATCGGCGTTGATCTCCTGCGCGAGGTCGGCTTCGAACTCGGCGAGATTGTCCTCGTAGGCGAGCCCCTTCTGCCGCTTCCAGCGCCAGACGGTGCCCTTGACCAGCAGACGCTCGGGAAAGAGCGTGGTGTCGTCGTCGGCCGTAAACGACGCATGCGTGCCGTCCGGATCGTGCAGCACCCAGTTCTTCGACACGTAGTCGATGACAGCGCTCGCGGCAGCAGGCGCCGGCGAGAACAGCATCTGCCCGCCGCTGATGAAGAAATACGGCGTGGCGGAGGGAATGCCGGCGATCACCGCCCACTGGCCGCTGTTGGTCACCGGCCGCACGAAGACGCCGGCGGCTGTCCTGACCGGCCCGCCGGGCGTCAGCCGCTGGAAATCGCCGGGAAGGGTCTCGGGCGAGGCGGCGGCGGCGTGCGACTTCAGCAGCTTCTGCCAGTCGGCGCGCCGGGCGATCTCGTCGCCGGCTTCCTGCGCGAACGCAACCATCGTCTGGGCGTTCGGCTCATCCGAGCCGTAGACGCTGTCGAATTGGGAGAGAGAAACGATGTCGCAGACCCTGTTGATCGCGGAAAGCAGGGTCATGGCTCGCCCTCCCCGCTCCTTGGTCCGTTTACGCCGTATCCAGCGAGGCCGTCGGTCCCGGCCCCGGCAATCCCGGCGCCCATGGTCACGAACGGCCATATGTTGAGCCGGATCAGATCCTTCAAGTCGGGATGGTTCCTGAAGTGCTCTCGCATCCGCGCCGCCAGATTCGGATAGCGCTCCTTCATGTAGCCCGCGCCAGTCATATAGCCCCTGACGCCTTCAACTCTCAGCTCCTCACCGACCTCGTCGGGACGATAACCATCATACTCGGGCCCGTATTGCCGGGCGAGAGCGGAGCCGTCTGGGCCGGGACCCGGATCTTTGCCATAACGCCAGATGTAGTAGTTGCGGTAGAGATCGTCCTCCACCCCATCGATCGACATCTCGTTCAGCGCTTTACGGAGCGTGTGGCCGGCCTCGTGAGCCAGAACGCGCAACCTGTCCCGTGGGTTCAGGTCGTCTGCAATCTCGACGCCGGCCGGATCACCGGCGCCATCAATCCAGGTTACTCCGTTGTCCCCCCAAATTTTCGATCGCGGTACTGTTGAAGAAACGCGTCCTGTTCTTCTCTTGACAGTGTCTTCCAGTTCTCCGGCAGTGAGACTTGTATCAGGCGATCCCGCCGCCTTCCCGCCGGCAATATATCCGGAGTACCCGGGATCGAAGGGGTAACCATCGATGTCCTTGAGCGGTTTTCCGTTTTCGTCGGCGATTCCTCTTTCGACATAGCTCCTCTTCCCTCCCGGATAATCCACCTCAAACGGTCGCTTCACGGCAGGTGAATCGTATTCCACATCTCCCTTGGAAGCAACGTTACCTCCCGCTGGCGCAAGCTGTTCCGCTGCGCCTGGCTCCACCCAGGGTGGCATACCTGATTTTCCGAAAAGCTTGCGGTAGGCCGCAGAACCAAGCATGCCGAGCCCCGATGCCAGCGGCACCGCGACCGCGCCGGTGCCGGCGCCCCAGAGCGCTTCGGTCCCAGCCTCGCTCAACCGGTTCTCGGCACCGCCTTCTCCTGCGCCATACCCCTGCACGATGCCGGTCCCGGCGCCGGCAACGGTCCCCGAACCCACCCGTCCAACCAAGGATGCGCCGGTGTTTCCAAGCGCATAGTTCCCGATGGTCGGCAGCGTCTTCAAGAGCGCCCCACCGGAACCGATACCGCCAGCCAGCTTGAGGAAGGGAGAAAGATAAGGATGGTCCTCATCATATTCGCGGCTGTCACGCCGCTGAATTTCCAGCGCCTGGTCGTATCGCTCGCTCCATGTTTCACCGGGAAGCTTCTCAAAACTGTCGGGCAAAAGGGGATCGAATGCCGGCGCGAGCGTGGCATTCGTCGCCGCGTCCATTTCGTCCAGAAAGGAACCGATCCCCAGGACGCCCTGGCCCACGGCGCGGACCGTGCCGTTTATTCCGCCGGCGCGGGACGGAACCGGTTTCTCGGCGCCGTCGATGTCCTTTTGTCCCACCGCCTCCCATTCCTGGCTGGTGATCGGCATTACCGCCCTGCGCGCCGGAGATTGTGCCGGGCTGCCGTAGAGAATGGCGTCCGTCAGTTCCCGGACCTTTGTGCGCGACGGCTCGACGCCGTTCGTCAGCCAGGAGAAAATCATGTTCTTCGCATCGGTCATGGTGTAACGCCTCCAACGATCATCTGCGCATTGCTCCAGCGGCTGCGCTCGTACTCGATCTTCCAACCGTTTATCGCCAGCGCCGGGAGCTGCTGCACCGGACACCGTCTTCTCCTGGGCTATCGCCATGGTTCTTCTTCTGAAAAAAGGTCGAACCGAAGCCGGCGCTTGTTGAGTCCAGCGTTCATTCAAGACGTCGGTATATGTTCAAAACGCTTAGAGCAGCTCTTCGAAATCGGGCCGGACTTGCATGGAATCCATTCGGCAAAGCGCCAAATGCTGCTGCCGATGCCGGATGGCAGGCGGCATCGGCGCATGCCGCGGCGTCGAAGGTTCGTTCAGCATTTTTGCACGATCCAGCCGCGAGGATATTCGCTCGTGCGCGGTTCTCCTGTGTCGCGGTAAAAGGCAAGCCAGCGCGGGCTTGCTTAGGCCTGTTGAGATTTGGATTCCTGCCGCGGCTTGTTTGATCTCCTGTGCTCGTCACAGGGATCCAGCCAGACCAAGTCCTTGGGCTGAAAGACCCTTTCCCGCGCCGCAGACGCGGCGCTGCTCTCATCTCTGTGACAAGCACAGAGATGAGGGACAGGAGAAACGCCATCACCCATCTCGCAGCAGCCGTCAAAAACTCCAGATGAATCTCAACAGGCCTTAGCCGGTTTCGCTGAGGGCCGAATGGCGACCCGTCGAGCTTTTCGTCGACAGCGTCATCCCGTCTGAGTACGGCACGGCACACTCCGTCTGGAAAGCGACGGCCATGGAAAGCAGAGTCATGGCTCGCCCTCCCGGGCTCTGGCCCCGTTTGCGCCATATCCGGCAAGCCCATTGGTCCCGGCCGCGATCCCGGTAACCCCCAGTCCGCCAATGCCGTTGAGCCGCAGAATGCCCTTCAGTTCCGGCGTCTCCCGGACGACCTTCCGCAGCATTTTCGCCAACTCGGGGTATCCGTCTTGATGCCGTTCGCATTGCTCATATAGTCGGCAATAGTTTCCGCGGCATATTCACGCTCGGCGGCATCGTCTGGATAGCCCTGCTTCTGCGGCGTCACCTGTTATTCCTCTTTTACGGGGACGCCCGTGCGCTTCTGCATCACCATCCGCGGATTGTCCGGATGCATGTTGCGGTCGTTATAGATGCGGCGGGCCTGACGGATGATCAGTTCCCGCTCTTCAGGAGGCAGCCCTTCCAGGGTCCGCGAGTATCTGGTCTCGATCAACCGGGCGATCTCTTGCGGTGAAAGGCCCTGTCCGGACGCCCGCGTCTCAGCCATCCGGGCGATTTCCTCCGGGCTCATGCCCTTCATTCCGAGCGAGAACCGCTCCCCGCTCGCCTGATCGACGACATGGCCGGTCTCGTGAGCGAGCAGGAGAGGATAGTCCTCCGGCGAAACATCGTCGGCGGTTAGAACCCGAACAGGCTTGCGGGTGTCCGGATCGTAGCGCGTTATTCCGTGATAATTCCGAATTTCCGGCGTGCTAGAGCAAGGTCACAGCTCGCCCTCCCCCCTCCCGCTTTCCTTGAAACCCACCAGTCC